ATATTAGTACGAATGATAGTACAGCCAAGTTGTATTCGACCATTAGGGAATTACAAGACCAAGATGAGATAGCTCCTATAGAGGTAGAATTGAAACAACCACCCAGATTTGGAGAAAGTAGAACTAAAGTGAAAGAAAATATGGTGAAAATAGCACGCAAATCTTTTAAACACCAAGGCATTGTAACAGAGGAAGAAATGGATTATGTGAAGTCTTGTTTAAGAGCTATATTGCCTATGGAGATCAGGGAATTAACTGATGAGGAGACGTCATTTGGAGGAAAGAATGTAAAATCATTCAAAAAAGATACATCTAATGGATTCGCTTGTCTTAAAGGGAAAGAGAGTTATTTGGATTTCCAGAATAAGAAATTAACACCGGAAGGCATAGAAGTATTAACTAGATTTAGAAATAATGCCAAGAATGCTATATTTGATGAAGATGATTTTGTTTGTAAAGAAACTTTTAAGGACGAATTGAGAGCGGAGTCAAAGATAGACAAACCGAGATTGTTTAGAGTTATGCCTTTTCCTCATATATGGTGGTCTAAGAAATTATTCGGTGAATTGATACCGTGGTTTAAAGAACATTTGCATGATTTTGGAGTGTGTGTGGGATTTAATCCTTATACAGATTTCGACCCCATGGTGAAAAAATTGAAAGGAGTGCCTATTCATGGAGATGAAGATTATTCTCAATGGGATGGTTCACTATTGGCATTGATGTTGTTGACGGTAAGAGATGTACTTAAGGAGATTTATGTAGGAGAGAATGAAGATGTACTAGATTATGTTATGGTGACCATAGCCAGATCGTGGACGATGATAGCCGATGAGTTATATGCTTCTACTCATTCTTTACCATCAGGTACATGGATGACCTTGCTTTTGAACTGCTTAATAAATAAATGCTTGGTAGCTTTGACTATTTATAGAAATAATTCCAATACTAGTGTCGATGATTTTTTGCGTGTCATAAGTTATGTATGTGGAGACGATAAGATTTTTGGAGCTCCAGTTGATGTTAATTACAACCTTTTAACTGTAAAGAAAGTAGCTGAAGATTTAGGAATGACTGTGACTAATGGTGATAAGACACCCGTAACTGAGCCTTCTAGGGATTTAATGAAACTCAATTTTTTAAAACGTAATATTGTTTATCATCCCCTTTTGAAAAGATATGTAGGAGCTTTATCTATTAGTACATTGTTTAATACTCTTCAATGGTTTAATACGGATAAGGTTGGGGAAAGTTTAACATATGACGATTTAATGAGAGACAAGTGTAATGCTGTGTTGGTAGAGTCATACTTGCATGGTAGAAATTGTTTTTTAATGTTTAAGAAATACATGCAAGATAACGATATAGAGGGATTGTTTGAAGAATCACAGATAGTTAAGATACTACAGGATGAGGAAGGATATGAAAGTGTTATGGATCTACTTAAGAAAAATTTTTATAATTAATTAAATAATAAAACTTTGACCTAGATATTAGTCATTAAACTGTCTCGGGTCGTACACGTAAGTTACGTTTTACATAGATAGGATGGCAACCTACAGCTAATAACATGTGAATATGGTTACAAGAGAGCGAACACTACCATAGCTCGCCATTCTATGTTGTTTAATTTATGGTAGTTGTACGAGCTATTAATGCCGGCTCGTTTAAATATTAATGCATTGCTCAATTTACAAATAACGATAATCAATTTATAGAACAACAACAATCATCAGTAGATATTATAGAAACTGAAGGGTCATCACATGTGGAAAATCAAGTAGCATCTATATCAACTAGAACTACAGAAATAGTACATGCTGTGGCGAATCAAATGACAACAGGTTTTGGAATACCAAAAGACTACCAAATAGATATGACTCCTTTTATTAAGAGACCTTTTTATTTAGGACAAGTGACATGGGCTGACACGGCCACAAAATATTCATTTTTGCCAACACCAGTGACTCATTTACCTGCGGATGTTATATTATCTAACTTATCTTTAAGAAATGCTGTAAGAGTTGGAGCTTTAATGAAACCATCTTTAGAAATTCATTTATCTTTGAATGGAACTTTGACTCATGCAGGATGCTTACTTATAGGTATATTACCACCAGGAGTCTTATTGAATAACGCTAATACGAATAATGTAGATTTAATAAACTCAATTTTGTCAGGACCCCATGTCAAGATGTTCGCTAATGAAGCCACGTCAGCAGTTTTGCAAGTACCTTGGTACTGCAATACTGATATGTGTGTTTCTGCTTTAACTAATCATGACGATCCTACTCAAGGTGATACCCATAGTAGAGATACAATACCTTTGGTAAACTGGTATATAGCTGAAGCTCGAGATAGAGGAACAGCCACATTTGCAACATTGGCATGTATGGTTCTCAATCCATTAAGACCTGGATTAGGATCATCATCTTTGACTGTTACTATGGAAGGAATTTTTACTAATTTTGAACTTTCTGTGCCGACTCCTAGATTTATAAATGAAAATGAATGGATAGCGCAAAGTGGAAAGCCATTATGGAAGAAAGCAACATCAGGACTGTTAGATATTGGAGCTACTGGCGCTAAAACTTTGTATCCCATTTTTGGAGATGCTATTGATATGGCGAGAGGAGCGATTAGGAGTTTAACTGGATTACATAATTTCAATATACCAGTAATAAGTGATAGGATGATAACAACATGGAATAATTTTATGAACGCATCTGATATACCTCAATATTTCGAGAAAATGGATCACTCATCTCAGTTTAATAGAATTTGTAAGGAACCAGTTTTTGGAACATCCTTTGACGAAATGAATATAGGATATATAACATCTAAACGACAGTATCTAGGATCTTTTGAAGTAACAACGTCTATGCCTGCTGGAACAGTTTTGTGGAGTAGACCAATATCACCATTTCAAGGTGGATCAGTAGGTCCTCAACCTTATTATGTGTCGGGCTCTGTATCTAAGCAAGAACGCGTGTGTGCAAATAACTTAGAGTTGATGCACGCTTTACACAGATATTGGAGAGGTGACTTATCAGTGACATTAGAAGTAGTAATGAATAATAAGACACACATCAAGTTAAAAGTGATTAAGTATTATAAACCCAGTAGATATGTATTAAATGGAAAGTTACCAACTATGCAATCTTTGTCTAATTGTCCATCTCAATTATTAGAATTTTCTGCTGGTGCTCAAAGATATTGTGTCGATTTGCCTTATTTAGCTGACAATGAACTGATGCCATGTGCAGAAGATACCATCACTGAAGGAATGTTCCATGGAATGTATATAATATATTTGGCTCAGCCAATGATCATAGGAGACAGTAGCCCTACATCAGCCACGGTTAATGTATATATGAAAGGTGAACAGGATAAACCGGGAAGTAATTTACAATTTTATGGTTATGCTCATAAATCTGTAGCATTAAGTCAAGTTACTCCAGGTGCGTATGATTACCATCAATTTGCTCAAACGTTAATGATGAAACCGTCGGTAGATAGTGAAGTTGCTTTAAGCACACCGTTGGAAGGAGGAGGACAGGATATTTTTGAACCGCGTTGGGAACCTCAAAGCGGTGGATCTCAATCATGTATGCCGTCGTGTACTGTTCCTATGAATAAACCTCAAGAACAACGTAATGATTTTAATTTTACTTATAGTGATAAAGATATTGAACATTATGATAGATTACAACCAAATGTTGATATAAGACCTTTGATCAGAAGAATGTATGAAGTGTATAGAGAAAGCAATATAGCTATGACTGCTCAGCAAACTTTGACTGTAGTATTACCTTTGGCATCATTCGTCGGAGAGACGATTCAGGGATTAGTAACACCTCCTTTAACTAACCAATATAGAAACTTAGCATTGATCTCATCTATGTATCATGGTAAATCATGCGTAGGCTTTAAAATGCGAGTGGAATATAAGGCTACTAAAAATGTTGAAACCAAAGTTTATTACATACCACCGGGAATTACATCTAACAAGACGCCGTTTTTAGCGAATTTGTCTTATGCTCACCCTAATCCTGGTGTTTTTGCCCCAGATACTGAATATGTTCCTCCTTTAATGCTAGCAAGTAATGATAAGAGCGTAGATTCAACTAGGGGAAGTTTCGAGTTTTTGATTCCTGACATGAACCCTTTTAAGTTTGTGGGAGGACCCAATAAATATAGGACGCGTATATTAACACAATCATCTCCTTTTGAAGATATGGGACATTTATATATTCGAGTATATAGTGAAAAATTTGATGAGTCTGCTGTCCCAGGAGATAGAAATTATTTACAACTAGATGTTTTTGCGGGATTAACAGATGAATCTAGATTGGGATTTCATACGATCGCTCCTAGTTTTACGGTTCAAAGTGGAAACAAAGGTACTTATGCGATATCAACTTACGCGAATACCGGCACACCAACAGCGAATACTCTTATGCTGCTAAAATCCATGTATAAGGGTCATCCTAATGCAGGTTAATTCAAGTAATTTATTTTTTCAGCCTGGTTAAAACACCATCCAGCTTAATATCCCGGTTGCGGGTGCATGAGGTTCCAGGCAATATTTTAAAACAAACGGGTAGTACACGTTAGATACTGTATAGTTTGCCGCTTAAGGCACGGATGATACACGAAAGTTATTACACCTAATGCCGAGGGGTGTATAAATATACTTTGGCGTTAGGATAGTCAAG